CATCAGTCTGACGTAAGACATTTTTACGAACCCATTCTTGTGAATAGAATCTTCCAATATAAGGTTCTATTTGTGCAAGAGTTCCTAATCTCTCATTCATCATTTCAGTTTCTTTCAATTCTGCAAACTGATTATCATAGATGAAATCATATTGTATATGCTCACTAAGAACTTCCCAATCTTCAGGAGTAACAATGTTCTTCAGGATTAATTGAGTCTTAAGCATATCTGTGAACATATTCGCAAAACGTTTTCTTAAACGTCCTACAAACTTAGAGAACTTAAGTTCATCTCTTAGTATCTCAGATGAACGTCCTAAATTAAATCCACCTTCTGCAGCAATTCTTGATTCTGGTACACCTAATGCTCTATAAAGTTTCTTTTGAAAATATTCAATATCAGCAAGTTCTCCTAAGTTTTGTCCACCAGGTAATGTTGTAATTTCAGTTCCTCTTCCACCCTCTCTTCTTGGTAGCCAGAAATCTTCCATCATCGACATGAACTTACGATCATCTCTAACTTCCCCAGTATTTGCATCATAGACAAGTTTATTTCTATAACGACCCATAACTTCACGAAGATATTGCTCTGCTTTTATCTTAGGAAGATTACCAACATCAATATAAAATATTCTTCTTTCTGGTGCTCTTGATAATCTGTATATAACAAGACTATCCTCAACCATTCTTAATTGATTGAGTGCTTTAATTGCTTTGTGAAGATATGAGAGAACACGATTCTTATTTCGATCTACTAAACCTGATGTGCAATATGTTATTGCATCTTTTGCAATTTTTGTTGAACCTTTACCTGCCTGTGCAACCATCCCTGTAGGATAATTAGGTTTCATTGTATAGATGTAATACTCATCAAACTTTGGATTTGGTACTGCTTCGTCACCTTTATTACCAGGTATTCTTAAATTACCCAAATTACGATCTGTATTTTTCTTTTCCTGACGAACATATTTTAATTTCATCGGGTCAATATATCTTAGATCCTTCAATCCTTCCTGTGGATTTTTTGTATCAATTACTTTTAGATAATATAAACGTCCGTCAATATACCAATTACGGAAAATTTCGTGAGACTTTTTATCAAAGTCCATTAACTCTTTAATATATCTGAACTCTTCTCTAATTTTTTTCTTTATACCTTCACTGGCATTTAAGTTTGACAATTCTACTTCAACAGGAGAGTCATATAGATCACTTACAATCGCTTCATTAACAACATCTTCGATAGCTCCATCTGCTTCTGGATGAAGAGCCATCTCTCGATATCTTTTAATTAATTCGTGTTCAGAACGATATGCACCTTCAATATCTACATATTGACCATAAAATCCACTTGCTATATAATTATCAACCCCGTCCTCATTGTTTTTGGGGACAGGGGAGATAATAGAAGCAGATTTCTCTTCTGTTTCATCAATAGAAAAACCAAAAAGTTTTGCCATAGTATAATGATTTTTTGTATATGTTTATTTAGCTGATGTCTACACCGCCTGATACAGGACTATCTCCTTTCAGAATTTCAATATACTGAACCTGAAGTTCAACAGTAAATTCTTGAATGCCTTGAGCGTCATATGAAAGTTCGATAGGACCGACCTGTGTTGGGAATGTATCATAGAAACGATATTTCCTGATACTTTGACCATCACGATCAAGTTGAAATACAAATGCGTCAGATTGATAAGCAGCGGGATTAACTAATCCAGTGTTATCATTTAACTTGTTAATTGTATTCATCCAGTTTTCAAATGCAGATCTTATTGCAAAGTCTGTATCGTTGATAACTGTTACTGTCCAAGAATCGAAAGTTCTGTCACCTGCGATTTTGAGTACCCTTCCTCTAAATGGTACTTCGATTTGTGCTATGTTTGATGCTGGTAATCTTGCTCCTTTAACCAAGAACCTTGATTTGTCAAGAACTTCCTGTGCTGGTGCAGCAGCATCAGGGAAAGTGAGGACTACTTCAAACAGATTAGCACGAGCACCGCCACCTGTCAACTTACTCTTAAAGTCGGAAATCGTTCTTAGTGGTGGTGGATTTACCTGATTTCTAGCCATAGTTGATTAAACCTCTGTTAATTAAACGGAACCAATTACTTCTTCAAAGTCAACACCAGTTCTGGTGGCAACGAAGGTAAGACCAATAAAGTTAATTGATCTTGCTGGTTTGATAAAGATGTCAGCAACAAATTCATTTCGATCAATGACTGCTGCAGTATTATTTGTTTCATCGCAAATCACAACAAAGTCAAATATACCTCTGTTGGATTGAACCTCTCTTAGAAATGGTTCAATTATATTTACGAAGTTTGTTCTTGTTAGTTCATCATTGAACTCAAAGAGTTGATCCTTTGCAGCTGCTGATATAGCATCTTCAAGGAATATGAACAATCTACGAACGTTGATTCGGTCAAATGCCGATGACTTACCAAATCCTGTTTTATCTCCGAAGAGAATAATACCAGCACCTGGTGATAATATAACAGGGTTAACTCTATTTGAATATAGAATATCTCTCTGTTTTTTGCCTGGATTATAGACAAGTTTCACTGAATTAAGTATTGCACCTCTTGCAGTACCCGCTGGTGAGAACCAAGGGAACTGTTCGATATCAGTTCTTGCACAAGTTCCAGCAATGTCACCATTTAATGGAACATATCTGAATGTATTATTAAAGCGGTCAAACATATATTTGTAACCACTATCAAATACACCATAAGTTGTTGATGTTATAGGAGCATAGTATGCGACAATATTATTTGTCATCGTATCTATGTTGTTGACAGTAACAGTACCAGCTGTACCATCATTCAAGAATGCTTGACGATAAGGTGAAACGAATGCGACTGCATCCTTTCTCGCTTCAGCAACTGCAATTATTTTTTCTGCAACTGCTTGAGACTGCTCTTTCGGATGATGAGCAGCACCCATCAATATGAAGTCAACCTCAATTTCCTCTTTATTCTCAAACAAACCGTAACCAGTAATTAAGTCGTCAACACCAGATGTTAAAGCACCTGAAGTTGTATAATCTGTTTTATCTCCGTAGTTTGTACCACCTGCAAGTGAGGAGGTTACAACACCAGATAATCCAAAGTTTACTTCACTTGCATCCTGATCCCATCCACTATCTGCATCTAAGTTACCAACTGCAGTTGCAGTTCCAGCAGTAAATCCACTAGTTGTAATTCCAGCAGGAGCACTACCACCGTAAATGTAAGCAGAGTTAGTTGCAAGATACTTTCTCCAGTATGCTGTTGAACCTACAGAGTATTCAGCATCTTTTGCTTTTGATAAGTTTAGATGTTTTTCGAGAATTGTACCAGCGTTACCAGTAATTGTTCCTTTGTCATCTATAACAACAACGTGAACTTCATCAAATCTACCACCTCTTTCTGCTGCGTAAGATGATGTGCCTGGTGCGTCTGCTAATTGATCCCATTCTAAACTAATCGGATTACCATTTGCATCTGTTTGTGTTAATACAATGTTTTGAGATTCAAACCAGTCAGTCACTGCTGTGACGTTCACTGCTGTTCCACCAATGTTAGAACCTGCTGCACTTGCTGATATATTACCTGTTGCAAAGTTGTAAACTCCACCATTTTGGTAATTAACATTTGTTACAGTACCAGCAGTTGAAACGTGAGCAAGTGTCTTAACACTTATTGTTCCAGTGCCAACTTCAGTAACAATACCTTTTATGTAACCATCAAGAACACTTGTTCCTGCAGCACCAGCGACTATTCTTCCAGCAGCAGATTGTGTAATTCCTAATCCAACTGTACTGATACCAGATACTGTTAAAACTTGGTCTGCTTTTGCATCAATTATTGCAACTCTTAGTCCGTTTGCGTATGTACCAGGTGTTTTTGATGCGACTGTAACACCAGTTATTGTATTATCATCATAACCTAGTTGATTATAATGAGTATCACTCTTAATTCTTATACTTGAAGCAGTTCCTACAAAAGCATTTTTAAGACCAACTCCAGTTTGTGTGTTGAAATCATCAGCACGAATAACTTGAAGCACACCACCATATGCAAGGAAGGATGATGCAACCATCCAATATTCATAGTGATTATCTATTGAATATGGTTGTCCAAAAGTTTGTAATAGATCCTCCTCACTCTCAATGAGTTGTGCGTCCTCCACAGGACCTTTCGTAAATGGAGCAACTAACGCACCAATAGAGCCGCTTGTAGCATCTACTCTACCAATGGTGAGGTCAACTTCTCTTACTACTATACCAGGAGATGCTAAATTTAGAGGCATCTTGTTTCTCCGATCTCAGGAAATTTTTTCTAAGATTATTTATTAAAAAGTCCTTTTTCAGCGGGGAAACCGTGCATGAACTACCAATCTGGATATTCCCATCTGTTACTTATCTTATTCTTAGATCTTTTTACTCTTGCTATCGTACAAGTCTTACACTCATATGAATATGATGATTGAATACTTTTATTCTTTCTTATCAAGTAAAATCCATCAATTAATTCTTTTACTTTTCCACAAACACGACATTTCCTTTCTGTAAATACAAAATGACTTTCTTCTAATTGTTCATCAAAATCCATCATAGGACTTGAATTACACCATTGCAATCTGGAATGTCTTGCATTATTTTATTTTCAATACCTTGTTTTAATGTCATAGCACTCATTGCACAACTTGTACAAGCACCACCTAATCGCACTTTGACGTAGTTTGTTTCTTCTTCTATCTCAACAAATTCTACAAATCCTCCATCTGCTTCAATATAGGGAGCAATCTCAGACAAAGATTTAATTACATTACTTGCAGTTAATTCCATTACATATAATCCCACATGTAAGAACGATCACCATATTCATCTACTTTCCATAAATCACCATCTGCATCAACAAAAGAGTTATCATCTAATCCATCAGACATAAAACCAAATGGTGCCATATCTTGTTCAATTTGATTCTTTTGTTCTTCGTATATTCTTTTTCTAACATCATTATCAGTCATTTCCTTAAAATAATCTTGTGCAACTAACCAAGCAAATATGACTAAACACATCGCTAAGTCATCATTACATCCTTCTTCTGCTTCAAATGAATTATGTTTTTGTGAAAAAGTAGTTAATTCAGATATAATATCATAATCAATTATAAGTATCTTATCATCTTCTAGTAGTGTTTTAAGATTACTACAACCAAGTTTTTTAACAGCAGCAGTAGTTCTTACACCTAATTGAGATCTTTTCCCACTAAAACCAGCACCAACCACTTGACCTGCACGACCTCTTTGAGAACACATTAAAAGATTATCGTACTCTAAATCGTAATTTAGGATTGATGCAACTTGATCTCCAATATCATTTACTTCACATAATATAAATGCTTTGTTATATGCTTTTCCTACATCATCAATTATACTTGGAAACAACATAGGTTTGATTTCATTGTTTCGATACTTTGCTACAGCTTTGTATGGAAAATTTGTAATATCAAAAACAATAAAAGCAGAATAATCATTACCCAATCCACGAGCAACGTCAACTGTAATTAGATAATTATGATCTTTTTGTGGAACTTCATATACATCTAATCCCGCATTTTTTTGTATTGGGTTTTCATATACTAGATTTTTTAACTTTGCTGGATTTATTAATGTATTAACAGATCCAAGAAACTCACATTCAAATTCAACTTTGAACTGTTGCTCTGATGTGTTTGCAATTGTTTGTTCCTTCCAAGTTTCATCACGACCTGGTACTTCAGACCAGTGAACTTCTGTTGGCACATATTCATTTTTACCTCTTTCTGCTTCATGCCACATACGATAAAAATGATTCATGCCTCTTGGTGTAGATACAATTATAACTTTTGTTTTCTGACCTGAAGTTATTGTTGGATATACAGATGCAAAGAAATCATCTGCAATATGATTTGGAATAAACGCAAACTCATCAAGGAATATTACGTTATATGATCCACCTCGAACTGCTGATGATGATGTAGAGTTAGCAGATATTTTTGAACCGTTTTCTATTTCTAATGAACCTTTATTCCAAGATATAATACCTTGTTGCATCCATCTTGGTAAATTTTCATAAGCAAGTTGAAGTCTACCTAATAAATCACGGGCAGTAGAAGCTTTGTTTGCAAGTATTGCAATATTAACATTATCATTAAAAATCGCATAATGTAAGAGATATGATACAACCGTTGTCGATTTACCTGTCTGCCGAGGCATTTTACATATGTTGAAACGGTTCTCATGGAAATTTTTGATTAATTTTTTCTGAAAAGGATATTGTCTAAACGGAACTAAACCTTCATCAAGAGATACTATTTTGATATAATTATTTGCAAAATATACTGGGTCATTTTTACATTTTAAAAATTCAACAATATTCTCCTGTGTAAATTCAATCGGAGTATTTGCCTTTTTTAAATTGGGATTACCAAGATAAACTTCACTCATTATGAATTAAATTATTAACTTATTGTGTATCCTACTTTAGCACCTAAAACAGCAGCGTTCGCAGCAAAGATTGCTTCAGTTGGTTTTTTCTCTACAACTTCTACAGAGTTACCTG